CTGCTGTGTCTCCCATTGCTCCGGGCCCTGGAACAGCGTGTAGATGGCGACGCGCGCCAACTCCATGGAACTCGGCGAATCCACCGTTTTCGTGAGTAAGTCTTGCGTACTGACCAAGGTTCTGACCGGTCAAATCTATTGCCCTACCCATTATGTGGTCGGAGTTTATTGAACCAAGTCCGGTAGTTCTATATGCAGAAGTTATATTTCTATTTCCTGTGAGCTGAGAGTTAATCCCTGCATGTCTGGCCATAGTCTGACTCAGACGGGAAGTCGTCGTATCTCCAATACCCTTGCCGCGAGGTGTACTTGTGTCGCCAACCAATGCCATAAATGATTCTTTTGTGAACCAATCTGGTTTTGCTGCTACTGGTGTGTTAGTGAAGAAATCCTTGGAGAAACTTGTAAATTCAGCAACTGCGTCTTTGAAGACTTTCGAGCCCTCCAACATTCCATCAGCGACCGTATCCATCGCCGTCGTATCAATTCCCTGTCCGGCCACGTTGATGCCGTAGCTCTTGAGGGAATCGGTCAAACTTAATCCAGTCGACTTACCATCTGCGTCGAACGTCTGCCCGGTAAGCTTGTTCGACTCCAGGTCTGTTAGCAACTTCTGTTGCATTTTCTTGTCTGTCATGCCTTGTATTTGTCGCATGATGGCACCTGAACCACCAACCACAGACATGTCTTCCTGTCCGAACATTGCGGTAACTTGTTCGGCTCCGGTCTGTGCAAATTTATTGAATATATCTGTATTATTTTTTTTGAACACTTCATCACCGGCGATGATGCTTTCCATTCCCTCCATTGACCCGCCCGCGGTATAGGCCCTTCCACCCGTTCCAATCATTGCTTGCTGGTCGTAATATGCAGCGAGCGCATCACCACCATTCAGGGCGAGTATGTCGGCATTTATTCCTTCCAGGAATTTGTATACATCGGTATCGCCTTTTTGTATATTCCCAGCCTGGAACTGGTCTGCAAGAATTCTTACCTTGTCGTCTACGGCATATTTTGCTTCGTCTTTTTTAATTATTTCCGTAAAGGCACTTGTCTCCAGGAATGCATTTTGGTTGGCAGCCTTCATATCTGCGGCGCTTTTAACCATGTTTATTCGTAATTTCGTAACCATGTCGTCGAATTTCATGCTGGCGTCGTATAGGTCGACACCCATGCTTTTTGCTAATGCCTCTAATTCTGGTTTTGTTTTTCCAGTCATCTTTTCTAGTTCTTTTAATCTTTTTGCGTTTACGTCATCAATCTGGCTAAACGCTGCTGCTTTTTCCTCTGAGTCTTTTACGAATTGATTGACCGCATCACCTGGCGACTTCAACGCTGCTTTCAGTTGGTCTTCGGTCATTATCCCTTCTTTTTGCAGCTGTTTAAGAAAGTCTTCTTCCTGGGTTCGTCTTCCAGATTTAACGTTAAAACCAAGTGCTGATTTTATTCCCTTACCTATCCCGGTATTGAAAAGACTGCCAACTTTTTCTGCGCCTGGTATTTTCCCGATAAGCGCCCCAACATTCAAAATGTCTGGCACCATTGCGCCAAGGGCACTTGACATCATTTGCATTGGATTGGTAACCGAACTATTGAGAACGTCTATTGAACTGTTGCCGATTCCCTCCATGGACATCTTGTAATCATTTTTTCCGGTTTCCTTAGTCAGTCCTGCATCTCCAGCAAGAACGGAACCAAGTGCTGCTGTTAGCGGATTGGATGCAAGACTCTTTGACATCACTCGACCAAGTAGTCCAACAGGACCGGGAGCTTTTTGTATATTTCCCTGAATTGCATTGAATCCAAAGCGTTCTTCTGTTTGTGCAGTTTTTGCTCTTTCGGCTAAAGCTAATGCTTTTTTGTTGTACTTTGCACCAGCTCCTTCAAGGGAGCCCTTCATACCTGTGGTGTCTCCGCCTTCAGCAAGAATTGCTTGGTTCTTTTCGAAGGTTGAATATGACTGCTGCATGACGCCTTTGAATATTCCGGCAAGCGCATCTTTTGCTGCGCCACTTGCTTCTTTGGCGCGAGCCTTCATTTCATTTACGCCGCCCATAATTGCTCCGCCAACAAGTCCAATTGCTGCACCAATTGCCGTACCCATTCCAGGACCGCCAATCATTGTTCCAAACGCAGCACCGCCAGCTGCTCCAGCGAGAGCACCCTTTCCAGCGCCTTTTGCTTTCAATGCTCCACCGACTCCTGCAACACCGATACCAAGCATTGGGTTTACCGCCGCAAGGCCTGCACCCATAGCCATAGCTCCACGCATTTCTTCTGGTCCCTTTGATGCCATAAAGCCAAGCGCCATCGTCGTTCCCATTTTCGCCGTAGCGCTGTTATTAAATTTTGCCATTTTCTGAGCGCCAACAGTTTCGGTTCTGTTGTAGCGCATTGCCATTCTTTTTCTTTGAAATTCCGTAATTGGCTTCCCGCCAGGCTGATTTGTTCCACCGATTGCGTAATTTTTAGCCTCTGCATTAAGTTGCTTAATGTTCTCTTTTGTTGGTCGAACCAGATTGGACATATTTCCATTTTCGTCAATCTTTGGCGCCATCATTCCCCTGCCAGGAATAACTCCGGAGTAGTTCGGAACAATTTTTCCAGTTGAGGTTTGAATGTATTGTGGAGCGCCAGGGACATTATTTGTCTGTGGAAGTGGGCTTCCAGCTTTACCTGCAAAATTAACTGGAGATGCTGGGGTGGTCCCACCTGGGGCGACTGCCGGTCCCCCACCTGGAACGACTGCTGGTCCAACAGTGCTACCACTGGACAGCGCAGATGCTCCACCCGTAGTTGGAGTCCTACCAAGATATCCAGGACCGCCAACACCCACATCACCTGTTCCTGGTGTGAGTTTTGTAAATCTCCCAGTTACTGGGTCTCTGCCGACAAGTTTTCCACCTGGATAACCAGTTCCACCAACAGGACCGTACAAAGGCTGTCCGGCATTCGTATATGCAGGTGGTCCATGCAGTGGTCCTGGACCACCAGGTGCTCCAGGTGTTCCTGGTCTAACCGTAACAGGCACTCCGGGAATCGGTGCGCCAGGAGTTCCCACTGGGGCAGTGCCCGGACCCCCAACAGGACCGACTCCAGGACCAGTGACTCTTTGTGCAACCAAATTTACCGTTTGTGCAGTAATTGTTTGATTTGCCAACAGACTTCCAGCCATGCCTTTATTGTTGGCCATCATCATTCCACTTGCGTTTTTCATTTTTCCGCTGATTAGGAACATTCCCAATAGTGGAGCGAGAGCTTTCATTGGACCACCGCCACCGCCTGAGCCCAATAATTTTGTAAGCATCTTATATATGTCGGTGATGCCCTCTAGTGCTGAATTTATTAGTGGCAAAATGTCAAAGAATGCCTCTTTAAGTTTTATAGCAAAATCTCCAGTTGCGTTTATGAACGTTGCAACCCCTTCTCCAAAGCGCAGAACTTCATCTTTATTTTCGAGCAACTCCTTTCTAAATGACGCCATATTTTTTTTTCCGTTTTCAAACAACGCCTTAAAAATTGGTTTGAATGCTTCCTCCAATACTTTTGCGCCATCTATCAATGGACGAAGATTCTCTCTGAAAATCTTCAACGTCCTCATGAAGCTCTTCCACCAATCCCCCATTTTTCCAAATTGGCCTTGAGCAGCAGGGAGCCATTTTTGGAGGGTGTTTCCAAAGAACGAAGCAACTTTGTCCACAATCGTTACTAGACCATTCATGAAATCGCCACTAGCAAATGAAGATGATACAGACAATATTTTTCTTACTTCTCGTGAGATTATCTGAAATATTCTTTGCATTGCTTCTTTTGCAGGCCCTAGAAACTGTTGGCCAAAATCAGCAAATTGACCTTTTACTAATTGAAAAAATCCCTTCATTCTTCCAATTAGCGTGTTGTTGGTTGCGGAGAATTGACCGAACACTCCACCCATCTTTGCAAATTCCCCAGAGTTTATTAGTTTTGTGAGTTCTGCTTTCGTTGTTACGTTCGCCTTCTTTAGAGCTTCTGCAGCTTCTGGACCAAGTTGCTTTATCAGGGATATTGTCTGCGAAAGACTCTTCTTGTTTTTTCCGCCACCGGATATTGCTTCTATTACTGCTCCGACTTTTTCCGCTGCAGCAGCTGGGTCTTGTCCGGCAGAACCAAAATCCATCAAGTTTTTAAACATTTTTGTTGATGCATTTATCTGCGGCGTTGACATAGTTTTAGACATCACCGCATATGCCTTGTTGAGATTCGCCGCACCAAGACCGGCCAGGTCCTGGTCCATTTGTAGGGCGCGCATGGCGACTCTTGCTTGATTTATACCTGCACCAAACTCGCCTGCGCCCTTGCCTCTGTACGCATACATTGCAGCCTGTTGTTCCCTAACTGCCGCTGCTGCTACTGCCGCCGCAGTGGCTAGTGCCGCAAACCCCTGCGCGGCTAATGACATTGCCCCCGAATATGCTTTGCTAAGAAATTTTCCGGCAATGAATAGGGCGTGAACAGCAAGCATTGCTGCTCCGAGCAGGGCCATTTCCACAACTATTCCCTTTATGGCGAATCCAAGAAACTTTCTTAGAGCACCGCCGGCCATCTTGGCCCCTTTGTCCATATAGTCAAAGTGTTTTTTATATGTTGTTTTTTCTAGTTTGAGACGGTCCGCAAGGGAGACGTGTTCTACGTCTTTCTTTGTTTTTTTTCCGCTACTAAGCGAGCTATTGCTTCCACCAGCGCGCTTGAGGCGTTCAATATCGCGCGTGAGTTTCTTGATTTTGGCGCTGTCTGCGTCAACATCAATTTTAATCTTGATTGTTTCTATGTTTGCCATAAAACTGTACTACCCCATGAGTTGTTAGTTCACGTGAGTGTAAAAACAGTCAAGCTATACAGGAATTATCCTGCTAAGTCTTCGACTTACGCTCTTGCTCTTCGCGGTCGTTCGCTATAACTTTAGCACAAGCAAGCCTTATTATCCAGTCATTATCCTCGACATCAAGAAGTCTGATTGGGTCAGTCCCAAAAAGTTCACCTAATCGTGCCGCAGTGATAATTCTGGGGTCTTGGACTAGTTCGTCGAAGACCCCATCGAGGGGTCCACAGCATCAACCGTATCTGAATATCCAGCCTTGTCGAGAATTGCTAATGCAGCTGCTTCGATGTGTGGGTCGACTCCAAAGAATGCCCTAACACAGTCTGGCAATGGCCTCGTGGTGTCTGTCATTTCAAGAATTTCAGGTGATGCGAAAGTTACTTCGTTGCCATTTTCGTCAAGAACTTCTTGGTCGTCGATTTCAATTCCGACTGTTGTGTGAGCAATCACCATGCAAGCAAATTTTGTTGCATCGATTCCGTTGCGGCTATCTTCGCCAGCGCTCTTGCGCCAGTTCTTCATTTGCTGCTGAGTGATGTTCGGACTAATTCGAACTTTTACACCTGGTCGTTCTGGGACTTCAAGAAGAACCATACTGCGTTCTACTTTTTTACTGATAGTTTCTCTGAGTTTGCTCAGAGCAGTATTAACCGTTGGAGCTGGTGCCGATTTTGCGGACTTGCTCTTTGGTGCCAATGTGTCTTCTTCTGTTGAATAAAGGCTGTTGTCTGTCATGAGCAGAAACTAGCACATGTGACTACGCCGTAGTGCAACTACAAAACCCAGTGTTTTAAAGGGTTAGTTTGTTGGGGATTCAACATCCTGGATTGCAAAGGTCAACGCGAACGTTGCCGGTGCACCAGAAGAAGAGTCACCGTCTGGCTCAGTAATACCAACAAGAAGCGCCTTATAGTAAACGCGGTCGGTACCAGGCACTGCAAGGTCGCAGTCAAAAACCTGAATGGTGATGTTGTATTCCGCACGACCCACGAGTGGGCGAAGCTTTGCGAGCTTGTCAGCGATTCCTGTTCCAAGGTCACTTGCCACTCTGTCTGAGTCGTAGTGCGAGGTAAGGGAGATGTCGCCAATTTCGGATGGTGCGCAAAGAACTGTCGGACGCAACTTTCCGCCTTCGTAAATCTTCTCTACAGATGCTGTTATTTCGCCACCAGAAACCTGTGCAAACTTGAAGCCTGTCCACTTCGGATGCACATTGTTTACTGGGACAATACCGGCGAGTACCTGTCTCTGAGAAACTTTTGTATTTGGCATTATTTATTCCTCCGTTAGACGACTGACGCCGTTAGATTGGACTTGACAATATCAACGTCGATTTTATCACCGACGCTACTCGTGCGAAGACCAACTTTGGCCTTCACCGTTCCACCAGCAAGTTGCGAAATTGGATTCAATTTTGCATCGCATCTAACAGTGAAACCTGGGTCAATCTTTCTACCGTTTGCGTCGTATGCCTCGTATAGGGCACCAGCGTCGCGTAGCGGAGAAAGTATTGAAATCAATCTTGACTCGATAGCGCTGAAAATTGTATTTCTTCCATCGATTGTGCTGAACACCAAGTCCTCAAGAGTACGAGCCGACTCAACGACCACGTGATTAACCGTGTCCATTGTGGTGATGTATCTGAAGTTGTCTTCGTCTGAGGACAATGAACGAGCACCGTAGATGCGAACCGTATTTTGAATGATACGGATTGCGTTTACGTTTGCTGCATCCAATGTGTCACCGGTTGACTTGTCTAGGTCAGTTGCAACACCAGAAACAAATCTTGCTGCTGACAGCAGTCCTGCTGCAGGGACATGTGAACCTGTTTGGTTGTGGGCAACTGCGCGCTTTGCTGCAACATAGCCATCCGGTGGGATAACTCGACTAACTCCAGCAACCGTGGTTGGCACTTCAACCCATGGGTAATACATGGCTGCATGTTCTGCGTTGTCTCCAGCTTGAACATCTGCTGCTGCAGCAATTACTGCTGCGCTGTTTGCGTTGGCTGCAGCATGAAGTATCGCGATTCTGCTGTTCGTATTTGCATGAGCAACGAGTGCGTCTCTAACAGTTGCCGCAGTAGTCCAGTCTTCTGGGATTGCAACGGCTCCGGTTCCAAGTGCTCCGTTGAACAAATCAAGTGAAGAGATGTATGACGAGTCTGTTACGTTGCCGTTCTGAGCATTACCTGGGCTCAAGGCCACAGAAGCGATTGGCTCGGGTATGTTCGTTGCTCCAGACTCAACTTCAGCTGTTACATACTTCGATGCAACCGTGCTGATGTTGATTCTTCCAGCGGCCTGTGCGAGGGTGCTGACAGTACCCGTTGAGTAAACTGCTACGCCTTCGTATTCAACAATGATTCTGAAAGTAGTTCCAGATGGGTTGGTGACAGTTACTGTCACATCGCCGCTCCATGCTCCGGCACCATTTGCTGTCAATGTCATGACTGTTGCGTTGGAGCTGTCTTCTAGTTCAAGTTCGCCAACTGTTGCGCTGGCGCCAACTGTTCTAGCAACGTAGCACTGAGTTCCGCCCTCTTCAAAGAATGTCTCCACTGTTGGGTGAAGATAAGAATAGGATTGGTAGTCACCAAATGTTGATTCGAAATCGGCGATGCTCTGAACAAGCACGGCTGTATCGGATGGGCCTCTCTCGGCGAGACCGACAACGAAGAATTGTGACGATTCGCGAACGGTCGTTGAAGATGGACCAGTTCTCACTGCTGTTGATACAACTACACCAGGCATAAGACCTTCCTATTGCTTGTTAGAGGGTTTTGGATTATCCCGTCTATTGGTTTCAATTGTACAGAGAAGTTACTGCTCTCTGGTGCAACTGTTCCAAATGTCGGAAAGATTTAATGTAAATAGTTTTATTATTAAAAACTCCACTAAATACAACGTACATTATGCACTATTCGTTGTCCAAAATCTGCAGCTCGTGAAATACTGGGGTCTCATCTTCGTTTATGGCTTGATATTCAACATCTATCTCCGTCAATTCGGCAATATCTTCCCTGGATACAACCTCGTCTATTTCCATGATGTACGAAATGTACGAGCCGGCAAGAACCCGGTCGCCCTTCAGCAGGGTTAAATCTGAAAATTCTTCCCTCATAGACGACTCGTCAATCGAGACCCTGAATGATTCACGCTCGTCATACGCCTTTAGGCATGGGTAGTCCAATAGGGCGGAGCGGACGATTGTCGTCAGTCTGTCCCTCATGACCGTTGCTTCCTCGGAGCCATTTGACCTGACCCAGACGTAGGTCCTCATTTGATACTCAACCCTATAAATTGGGTCAGAATTATCAAAGCCGATGCGCTCAAGCTTGTTTGTCGATATTGCAACAGTGATTATTGTCGGCCATGTATCTAGTGCGAGTGGCTCGTAGGTGAGGAATTTTTCTGGGGTTGGAAGGGTCTCGCTGTCGACAGCCCAACCATTCCTATAGGAAACCATCCGTGATGGAATGTCTTCCTGTAGATAATCGGTTACGTACTTCTTTGTAAATTGCGCGCCATGCATCAGGTTCATCTAAAATCATAACCTTGCTGCACTATGTATTTTGCCATCTTTGAAGCCAGGTCGTGAGAAAACTCAACAGGAACATAAACAACTTGACGCTTAGGCATTTTTGATGTCCCATATTGATGGAACTTTGCATATTCGACAGACGTTCCGAATTCTGCATTCATGTCAGAAATCGAATTAGCCGACCTGTCGTTTAGGTTCATTAGGCTTTTCATCAATTTTCCATTTTGAACCATTGGTCCTGCTCCAGGAAAATTCACAGATTTCCATGCTGCGTACTCTGGGTCGAGTGGTGCCCAGCCCCCAACGGGAAGTCCATTGGTTGCAAAGTTTCTCGCATTGGCTAATTCCAAGCGTTCACGAGCATAGACAAAAGATGGCTTCTGGTGATTGATTCGATGAAAAACTCCGTCGAGATACCTTACGACGGGCTTTATATCTATGTCGATTTTTACATCAACATTGCCGCCACCCTTTGCCATTTAAGCGACCCTGACTCTCTTGTATCGCTTCACCGACAAAAGCTCCCTATCCGTAAAACCTACATCAAGCGTGGCAACATTTCTGGCGTTCAGGTCTTTTACTCCGACCACGTCGTCGTGCATGTTTTGCATTTCCCTGGTTGCCGCCCTAAGAATCATCAGTTTGAATAACGGAAGTGCGGAACCATCAATTCCTGCGTGGTATTTTACTGTGACCAAATCATCTGCCGAAGCATTGAATATGTCAATCCCAAATTTTCTGACTATGTAATCCTGCTCATCCACCAACACAATGACCGATGCACTCATGACCGGTTTGATGCTTACTTCCTCAACAGAAACGACTGGGGTGTTTCTTAGGTACACGGTTTGCGGAGGCATGGAGTGGCTCGTGGCTGTTAGGGCAGGGTAATCCTCTCGCCATGAATCACCATAAGAACCGTAGGCGCCACTAGAAAGGAATGTCGACATCGGTATCCCAGTGAATTGCGATTCAATTCTGTATTCTTCTTCGAACTCAGTTGGTTCGACTGGTCTGCGTAAATATGCTTCCAGTTCCCCTTGGAGACCTTCTAATACAAACTCGGCAGCATCCTGTTGACGCATAGAAAACTGCACGTCCATGAAAACTGTTAAATCGTTGACAGATACGAGCATTTTCTACCTCTATTGGCCGGTGTCAACGACAATTGTAGCACTTAGTTAAAACGTATTTAATTAAACGAATTAATTAAATATCCGTATTATCTTGCTCGCTTTGCAGCCTTCTTCACTGGTCTAGCTTTTGCTACTTTCTTCGCGACCTTCTTGGCTGGCTTTGCTTTTGCTGCTTTCGCTACTTTCTTTTGCGCGGCCTTAGCCTTCTTGGCTGCTTTTTTACGTGCTGTCTGAGCTCTTTGTCCAGCGTTTGCTATGGCTCGCTTCCTGCCACTTGTCTTGTATCCCTTCGGACGGAGCAGTTCGGCTCTTGTTAGGCCTCCACCAGCAGTTCGGTTTCGACGCATTCCTTTTGCCAGAGGAGGTCTTGCCCTTAATTTCATTCCAGCAATTTTTTTTGTTTTGCCGCTGTCGTCATACCCCTGTCTTGCTAGTGAATACTTAGAGAACTGACGCATTGTTTTTTCGTTGCCAAAACCAGCAGTAATCTGTCTCCGCAGCTCCGTCAATCTCCTGTTTTCCCTGGTTGTCAGTTTTGGTCCATTCCCTTTTCTGGCTCGAGCTTCAGCCTTTTTCAAGGGGTCAAAACTTTTTCTAATTATTTCGGCATCGTCTGTAATGTCTGGACCGTATCTTAAGCCTGGCATCTCAACCTCTTCGTTTTGGGCGTTTTGTTTGTAGTGAAATTGTAGCACTTATGGAATGCAGATATTATCTATCTTTGTTTGGCGGTCTCTCTATTGTTGGCTCTCTATCGACCGTTCCGGAAGGCGCCTCTATAGGCACCCATGCACGAGCGTATGTGTGCTCATGTATTTTTCTGGCTTTTATTATCCCGCCATCAAGCATTAAATCAGCTTCATCCGTCTTCATACAGAGCAGATTCTCTAAATCTTTTCTGTCGTATTTCTTGGATATATACAACTTGCGTATAACCCTAGACATTGGTTTGGCCACCAATGAACCCCTGCCCCTATTGAGTCTTAAGTGCAACATCATTGATTCAAGGGAATCCAATTCATGCTCAACCACTGGAATCTTCCCCTCGATTTTATTCATGATTGATTTAACATTTGTCGCCAAAAGCCATCTTTCGCTTCCATCGATTATTTCATTTGTTCCACGACGTACATGTATCGGTTGGATAAAACCAAATTCCTGAAGAGAGGCAGAAAGTACCATTAGGTCGGGTCTGAGTATGTATGTCGCCCTCCATTCTGGAACAACCAATGTGCCTATGTCTACGTACTTAATATTTATCGGATTCATTGGACTCACTTTCTTCTAGAAGTCGAACCGTGTGTGCTCTCGTTTTTGGACCAACAGGAGTAGGGGCATTGACATCTATGTCGTTGAGAAGAAGATTCCTGATTAACCAATTTACTGGGTAACCACGAGGGTCAAGTGCGTGTTTATTTCTGAATTTAGAAACAAAAACTCTTGCCTCTCTTTGCCTTCTTTCGCCAACCAGGTATTCCTCTATGAATCTTCCGGCGCCATGGAATCCGTCCGAGGAGTAATCATTTATTAGTTGTTCGACATCGAAATCAGGCCACCACCTTCTTTGTGCATCTATGTGGGGAAAGCACTCAAACAACCTGTCATAGAATTCAGGCTCTGTTGCTATGACGTCACCTATTCTTCTTATCGCAACTGAGTGAAGCGGAATACCAACACGAGTGTTACTACCAGTCAACGCAGCGAGGTCGTAGTATTCACAGAATTCAGCACCGTGTTCTTCAACTATGAATTTAAAAACATCGTTCGTGTTCCAGTCATAAATTATTTTTGCAAACTTCAAAGGAATACTTTGTTTTAATCTGTAAGGATGGACTATGTAGTTTTCGTGAAGTTTTTGAACAATGGACCGATACCTAACCATTGATTCACTAGCTCGCACCCCAGTTATAAATGCGACCCGACCCTTCTTGTCGCCCATCGTATATATGTCGGTAGGTTCTGGTAGTGACCTTGTATGGTCAAGACCGAAATCCGCAGCGGTTATCGCCCATGGTGGCATTTCTCGTACAAGACGATTTTCGTCTTTCCTGCGCTGGCTCCACAAAATTGTGGTCTCTCGTCTACCAAGAACCCAGATTTCTGCAGGATACGGAAGGCAGTACCACTCCATATCAACCCAGTCATAATTCCTAACCTTCTCAACATATTCAATTGTTTTTGGGCTGACCATTTCTTCATCCCTAAAAATAACTTTTACTGGACCCAGGCCGCGTTCTTCGTGGATTTCTTTTGCTAGATACAACACCGCTGTCGAATCTTTTCCGCCGGAGAACTGTACGCAAACTGTGTCGAACGTGTCGTAAACGTGCCTTATTCGAGCACGCGCTGCATCAACGCATGACATGTCCAGAAACATGCGCTGTCTGGTCATTTAGACCTCGCAGTG